GATTACAGAGATCGGTAGAGTGTATATTTGAAGGAGCTATGATTGTTGGTACTGACAAGCTTTTAAAGTGGAGTAAAGCTGAAAATATGATGCGCAGTAAGTCTGACTTTAATAAAGTTAAGATGAACTACTCTTTAGTTGCTCCAAGAATGTACGAAGGTAGAATTGAGTCTTTAGTCAATAGAATTACTGGGTTTGCTGACATGATTCAGTTGACGCATTTAAAGCTACAGCAAGTTATGTCGCGCATGGTACCTGATGGAGTCTACCTTGATGCTGATGGACTTGCTGAAGTTGATTTAGGTAATGGCACTAACTACAGTCCACAGGAAGCTCTTAACATGTTCTTCCAAACTGGTAGTATAATCGGTAGAAGCTACACGTCAGAAGGTGATCCTAATCAAGGCAAAATACCTATTCAGCAGATATCTAATGGGGCTGGTCAAGATAAAATTGGTAGTTTAATACAAACATACAATTATTATCTACAGATGATCCGTGATGTAACGGGTCTTAATGAGGCTAGAGACGCTAGTGTTCCAGATCCTAAGTCATTAGTTGGAGTACAGAAGCTAGCTGCAGCAAACTCTAATGTAGCCACTAGGCACATACTTCTTGGTTCTATGTTTTTGACTTCAGAAGTTGCAGAAGCGTTATCACTTAGAATATCAGATATATTAGAATACTCACCAACAGCAGACGCGTTTGTTCAGGCAATAGGCGCACATAACGTTGCTACGTTAAAGGAAATGTCTGACTTGTACTTATATGATTTTGGAATATTTATAGAGTTAGAGCCAGATGAAGAAGAAAAAGCACAGCTTGAAAATAATATCCAAACAGCATTGTCTCAACAATTAATAGATTTAGATGATGCTATAGATATACGTGAAGTTAGAAACGTAAAACTAGCCAACCAACTACTTAAGATTAAGCGTAGAAAGAAGCAGGAGCGTGATCAAAAGATGCAACAAGAAAATCAAAAGGCTCAGGCAGATGCAAACGCTCAAGCTCAACAAGTTGCAGCACAAGCAGAAATGCAGAAAAATGAAGCAAAGTCAAAAGCTGACCAGCAATTAGAAGCGTTAAAAGCTGACACAAAACTAAAGCACTTAAGGGAAGAGGTTGCTCTTAAAAAAGAGCTAATGCAGTATGAATTTGATCTTAACCAAAAGCTTAGAGACGACGATAGGCAGTCAAATGAGAAAATGGAAGGAATGAAAGAAGCCGGTAAAAACTCACGTGAAAATATTAAGCAACAAAACACTAAGCAAGCACCTAAAAAGTTTGAGTCTTCAGGTAATGATATACTAGGAGGCGGAATGGGTTTGGATAAGTTCACCCCACAAATTGGAAATTAATTAATTATATAATATTTTATCATGGAACAAGAAAATCAAACAGATCTTGAGGAGGTAATCCAAGAGGTCGAAAATGAAACACCACAAGTAGAAGAGGTTGCGGAAGAACAACCCGAACTTGATTTAGAAAAATTTGAAAGCAAAGATAATCCAGATGTGCTTAAGGTAGATTTAAGCAAACCAATCGCCAATGAAACTGAAGAAAACAACATTGACGACACAGGAGTGGTTAGAGTCGATGAAAGTCCCGAGTCCACACAGGAACAAGAAGAAGTACAACCGCAAGGAGAAGTACAAGGAGAAGTACCAGTACTAGAAGAGGTAACTGACGAAGAGACCGTAACTAAAGAAGAAGTTATGGACGCACTCGATGAAGCCGAAGAAACTGGTAAGCCGCTACCGGAGAACGTACAAAAGCTAGTGGACTTTATGGAAGACACTGGTGGAGATCTTGAAGATTACATTAAGTTAAATAGAGATATTGAGCAAGTTGACGATCAAGATGCTTTACGTGAATTCTACCAAAGAACTAAACCTCATTTATCTACAGATGAAGTAGACTTCCTGTTGGAAGATCAATTTTCATACGATGAATCTATGGATGATGAGAGAGATATTAAACGTAAAAAATTGGCCCGAAAAGAGCAAGTTGCTGAGGCCAAGACCTACTTAGACGGGCAAAAGTCTAAATATTACGAGGAGATTAAAGCTGGAAGTAAGCTCACAGGTGAGCAGCAGAAGGCAATTGATTTCTTCAATCGATACAATAAAGAGTCAGAGCAGACACAAAAAGTAGCTCAACAACAGAAGTCTAGATTTAACAAGAAGACCGAGCAGGTTTTTAACGACAAATTCAAAGGTTTTGAATATGAAGTCGGAGATAAAAAATTTAGATATAATGTTAAGGATACAGGCCGAGTAAAAGAAGCCCAAAGCGACATCAACAACTTTATCAAAAAGTTTTTGAATAACGAGGAGATGATGGAAGATGCTAAGGGTTACCACAAGAGTCTGTACACTGCTATGAACGCGGATGCTATTGCTTCGCACTTTTATGAACAAGGTAAAGCCGACGCTATACAAGATAGTGTAGCAAAAGCTAAGAACGTAAACACTAACGCTAGACGTTCCCATGGAACTGTTGAAGCTGGTGGAATGAAAGTAAGAGTGCTGGGTGATGATTCTGATTCTTTTAAGTTCAAAATTAAAAGTAAAAATAAAAATTAAAAATTAAGAAAAAATGGCTTTAACACCAGGAACAAATTTGAATAGCGTACCTAGCTCACAGCAGCAGACGTTATCTTCAAATTATTTAGATTTAGCTGGAACATCTGGACAAGGATGGGCACAGCAATATTTACCAGACCTTATGGAGAAAGAGGCTGAAGTATTCGGAAACCGAACTATCTCAGGATTTCTTTCGCAAGTAGGGGCTGAAGAGGCTATGACCGCTGATCAAGTGGTATGGTCTGAGCAATCAAGATTGCATATCTCACTAGTAGGTACTATCGATTTAGATGGTAACGTTGATTCGTCAGGAGCAAAAGGTAAATTTACCGTTGTTACTGATATCGATGGAAACATAGCTGGCGACGGATTTGCTGTAGCATCTCATGGTGTTAGAAACCACGACATTTGTTTATTGGCTACTGCTGGTAAGGTTTCTCGCTGTATGGTTGTAGCGGTTGATGGTTCGGCTATCGGTCTTAGAGCTTACGATGAGGATGTTTTAACTGGACACTCTGAAACTGGTAGCGCTGCTACTCTACTTGTAATCGGTTCTGAGTACAAGAAAGGCGACAACTATGACGGACTTACTACGAAAGGCGCTAACGAACCAACGTTCAAGTCTTTCTCTAACAAGCCTGTTATTATGAAAGACAACTACACTGTATCTGGTTCTGATGCTTCTCGCATTGGCTGGGTTGAAGTAGCTGCTGAAGATGGACAATCAGGATACCTATGGTACCTAAAAGCTGAGGCTGATACTCGTGCTCGTTTTAACGACTACTTAGAGATGACTATGCTTGAGGCTATTAAGGGCTCTAACTCGACTAACGTTGATGGTGAACTTGGATACACAACAGAAACACAAGCTGGTACTGAAGGTTTATTCGCTGCTATTGAAGATCGTGGAAACGTGACTTCAGGAGTTACAGGCGTTAACGCTGCTACTGACCTAGCTGAGTTTGATGCTATCCTAGCAGAGTTTGATAAGCAAGGTGCTATTGAAGAGAACATGATGTTTGTAAATCGTTCAACTAGCTTAGCTATGGATGATATGCTTGCGTCTATGAATTCTTACGGTGCTGGTGGTACTTCTTACGGAGTATTTGAGAACGATGAGGATATGGCACTTAACTTAGGATTCTCTGGATTCCGTCGTGGATCTTACGATTTCTATAAGTCTGACTTCCGTTACTTAAACGATCACGCTACACGTGGCGGTATTAACGCTGCGGCTGGTTCAGAGGCTATCCGTGGAGTTATTATTCCAGCTGGTACATCTACTGTATATGATCAACAGTTAGGCAAGAACCTTAAGCGTCCTTTCCTACACGTTCGTTACAGAGCTTCTCAAACTGACAACCGCAAAATGAAGTCTTGGGTTACTGGTTCAGTTGGAGCTGCTACTTCAGCGCTTGATGCGATGGAAATCCATCTACTGTCTGAGCGTTGCCTAGTTGTGCAAGGTGCGAACAACTTCATGTTGATGAAGTAAACTATATATTTGACGAAACTACCTCACCTTCGGGTGGGGTAGTTTTATATTAACTTTTATTATATTATATTATGGCTAAAAAGCAAACAAAAAAAGTAGAGGTAGAAGAACCCTACGTAGAAGACACGGTTGTTATGGAGGCTCCAAAACCGGAACCTAAACCTCAACCTGTCGTACAAAAAGAATTACCTAAGAAAAACGCTTGGGTAATTGAGGATAAAGTGTATTATCTGAAAAACAAGCAACGACCTTTATCTCGTATGATAAAATCTGCGGGTATATACTACTTTGATGAAGACAAAGGATATGAAAGAGAATTGAAGTATTGTCAAAATCAAAGAACACCGTTTGTTGACGAAATGACTGGCGAGCAGAGACTTGAGCATATTATATTTAGAAATGGGGTTTTACACGTTACTCGTGAAAAACAAACACTTCAAAAATTGTTATCTCTATATCATCCTGATAGAAATAGAATGTTTTATGAGAACAAACCTCAAGTACAGGCTAAGCACCAGGTTGAGATACTTGAGTTAGAAGTTGAAGCTATGATCGCGGCTCGTAACATGGATATTGATATGATGGAGGCTGTAATGAGAACCGAGGTTGGTTCTAGAGTGTCTAAGATGAGTTCTAAGGAGCTTAAGCGCGACATACTACTGTTTGCTAAGAGAAATCCTATCTTGCTATTAGAGCTAGCTATGGATGACAATATACAACTTAGAAACTTTGGCGTTAAAGCCACGGAATCTGGAATACTAGATTTATCATCTGATCAAAGAACGTTCTCTTGGGCTAGTACTGGCAGGAAGTTGTTCACTGTTCCTTTTGATGAACATCCATATTCAGCTTTAGCCGCTTGGTTTAAGACTGATGAGGGAATGGAGATATACTCCAATATAGAAAAACGATTAAATTAATAATCACTTAGTTGGGTGGCCACCCTTCGGGGTGGTCACTAAACTATAAAAAACGAATTATGGCAATAAGTGTAGATACGGTATATCAAAGAGTGCTAGCTCTTGCTAATAAAGAGCAGCGAGGTTATATTACTCCGCAAGAATTTAACTTGTTAGCCAACCAGGCTCAGATAGCTATGTTTGAGTCTTATTTTTATACAAAAAATCAGAGAGACAGAACAGAAGAGAATCAGTCTACGGAAGTAGATGAAACAAGTATCTCTGAGTTAATAGATAGACAACTAGCTCCTTTCCAAGAATTTTTACCAGTGACAAGTGGTCACACGTTTCCAAGTACAACTACAGTTAATAGCGTAGCTTACGATATATTCCAAACAGGTAGAGTATTTCTTGGAGATGAACCTTGTCAAAAATTAACAATTGGCGAAGTACAACGCATGCGTAAATCAATTAGGCATATGGCAGGTACTGCTGATCAAGCACCAATATATACAGACAATAGAGTTTCAGGTAGAGATATAGTTGTTTATGCAGGTAACTCAAGCGAAGAGACATCCGGAGTTACAGTTGAATGTTTTAGAGTACCAACAACCGTTGAGTGGGCTTACGTAGTAGTTAACGGTAAAGCTATGTACAACTCAACACTAGCGGTAGACTTTGAGTTGCATAAATCGGAAACCGATTCTGTTGTGATGAAAATCTTAGAGCTTGCTAGCGTTATACTTAACAAACCAGGGTTAGTTCAAATAGCTCAACAAGCTCAAGCTAATGAGTCTCAACTTCAAAAAATATAAGAAATGGGTATAATAACATCAGCACCACAGACTTACTACGGATCAGGAGGGAATCACGGCGATTATAGGTACATACCGTTAAACGAAATAATTGACTCGTTTAATGCTACATACGTAGGTAAGGGTAAGTTATGTGAAGAGGTTACAAATAACGATATAACTTTTCACGCAATTAGGGCTTTACAGGAGTTAAGTTACGATACCTTTAGGTGTACTAAAGATTGGGAGGTAGTAATACCATCTACACTAGTTTTAGTTATGCCGTTAGATTATGTTAATTATGTTAAGCTATCTTGGAGTGATGATGACGGTATTGAAAGAATTATATATCCTATAGACAAAACTTCTAATCCAAACAACGTAGACACATATCACAATACTGATGTGCAAAGCTGGGGCGGTTGGACTACGTTTAGTGCTAATAGTGATTTAGACTCATCAGATTCATCAGATACTAACGCTAACTACAACACTCAAGTTATTAACGAATCAAATGGAACAAGCACAGGAGCTTTAGATAGTGAAACCGAAAGATTAATAGGTGGTAGATATGGAATAGATCCACAGTACGCTCAATCTAACGGTAGTTTTTTCATAGATGAAAGTGCTGGAAAGTTTCACTTTAGCTCTAATATTAGTGGAAAAACTGTGATACTAAAGTACATAAGCGATGGAGTTACGTCTACTAATAGCGGAGGTATAGACTTGACTACAAGTTTAGTCCCCAAGCTTGCGGAAGAAGCTATGTATAAGTGGATACTTTACGGTGTATTACTTGCTAAAAAAGATACACCAGGTGGGCTTTTAGGTCAACTAAAAAAGGAAAGATGGGCTGAGACTAGAAAAGCTAAACTAAGACTATCTAACATCAAGATAGAAGAATTAACTCAAATACTTAGAGGAAGCTCTAAAATAATTAAACATTAATACATGCCAGAGTTAAAGCAAAATTTCTCTAAGGCTAAAATGAACAAGGACATGGACGAGCGCCTTGTCCCTCTTGGTCAATATAGAGACGCACTAAACATTCAAATAGCAACGTCTGATGGGTCAAATGTTGGTACCGCTCAAACGCTATTGGGTAACACGCAACATAATACCATGCGTGCTAGCGCAGGTGTTTACAGTGTGCCAGACACCTCTACCGTAGTTGGATCTATAGCTTCGCCTGCAAGAGATAAAATATACTACTTTGTACATAACGGAGCTACCGCTATAAAAAAAGATTATATTATAGAGTATGATGCGGTAAGCGAAACTACAAAGTATGTTTTTGTAGACATATACGAGGTTAACACTACTACGTCTGATGCGGAAGGAAGTCCTCAAGCTTGGATTAATGTTGACGC